CGTCGTGATCTCCACCAAGAGGTTCTTCCAGGACAAGGTCAACAAGGTCAAGTTGAAGGAGGCCGAGATGATGTCGATCAACGCGGTGGTCAACTCGGCCATGATGATGACCTCGTCCTTGAAGTCCGGGCCGTACGAGTCCGAGGCCCTCGAGTTCACGAACAGGATCGTGAAGTCCAGGTCGTTCTTGACGTTGTTCGAGGAGGTCGACATGTTGTCCACCAACGTGCTCTTGGAGATGTGCCAGTCGATGACCCACGTCGACGCCATCTTCGCCATCTTCCCCAAGGCGCAGATCGGCGGGCCCAGGGAGATCTTGATACAGTCCATCAAGTTGAGGATCGTGGTGAAGTTCTTGGAGACCTACTCCAAGAACTTGTGCAAGATCCACGAGAAGGAGATGTTGACCAAGACCCACCAGAAGGCCGAGACGCAGTCCGACACGTTGGCGGACATGAGGGAGGCCATGAGGTCGTCCGTCAAGAAGGGGAACAACTCGCTCTTCTTCTCGATGAACGCCGACGCGTCCAAGTGGTCCCCCTCCTTCGTCATGGAGAACTTCATGCACTTCGTCTACAACTGGGACATCAACAAGGACATGAAGGAGTTGTTGTTGACGGTCATCTCCTCGTTCTCGTCGAAGAAGATGCTGGTCCCGGACGACCTGAAGAGGAAGTGGGAGAACAAGGACAAGAACTTGACGGAGTACAACGAGGGGACCGAGTCCTTCAGGCAGCAGGCCTACGAGAACAACTACGTCGTCGAGCTGACGTCCGGGATGGGCCAGGGCATGTTCCACTTCTTGTCCAGCTTGTACCACTGCGTGACCGACGACATGAACGAGGAGATCATCAAGGAGGTGATGATGGAGAGGTTCCACACGTCGATGTACCAGAAGGTCATGAAGTCGTCGGACGACTCGACCACCATCGGCATGATGATGTACGGCAAGAACTTGTCGGTGATCAACAGCTCCATCAAGGCCTACGTCTTCATGTACGACTCGCTGAACAGGTTGTCCAACATCCACACCAACTGGAAGAAGTCCGGGTTGAACTTCATCATCTCGGAGTTCAACTCGTTGTTCTCCATCGGCAAGAGGATGGTCTGGGCCACGATCAAGGACATCTACACCTCGAACTCCATCCCCGACTTGACCTCCCCGGAGGAGGCCGTGGTGTTCATGAACTCGAACATCAGGAGGGCCTTCGAGCACGGCGTCTACCTGACGACCATCAACGTCATGATGAAGTTGGCCTCCATGCAGTTGAAGAGGTACTACAAGTACGACGACAACCTGATCTCGTTGTTGAAGTACAGGTTCAACTGCGAGGAGGACTTGTTGCCCTACCAGCTGGGCTTCTTCCCCTCCAACATGCCGGTCGAGACCATGCTGTTCGGCCTCGAGGTCAACATGTTCAACACCAAGAACTCGGACGAGTTGAAGAAGTTCTACTACAACCTGTACACGGCCGAGAAGACGTTCCCGTCGAGCAAGATGAAGAGGACGGTGCCGTTCTCGGAGGAGTCGACCGGCAAGTACTGGTTCGAGTTGCCCTCGAGGCTCGACAAGACCTTGTTGGAGATGAAGGAGACCTTCTTCAAGGACATGTTGAAGATGGACAGCAACGAGATCAACTCGGAAATGGAGAAGAACGCCTTGAACTTCAACTTGTCGATCTCCGACATGAAGGCGTACAACCAGTTCACGATGGAGTACTTCGTCGGCATGAACAGGAAGTACGAGTTCCAGGAGACCATGGTCGTGCACTCCTTGGTGAGGGCGTTGCAGTTGTCCAAGACGAAGGGGATGATCTTCCCGAAGATGTTGTCGGAGACCTCCGACGAGTACATGTTGAACGAGTTGAACAACAAGTTCAACAACCCCTACATCACCAAGGAGGAGAGGTCCGACGTGGTGAAGGAGATGAAGATGCTCGAGTTGAAGATCGACACGTACAAGTGCGACGTGTTCGGGTTCGTGTCCTACATCATGTCGAAGCAGATGACGAACAAGAGCGGCTTGCTGTTGATGAAGAACTACGAGAAGATCGCCTTGAACTTCTCGGCGGTGGAGGACTCGTTGAAGACCATGAACAAGACGTCGAGGTACTACCACGCCACCATGAAGACCTTGAGGTTCTACGCCGGCGACAGCATGTTGAACGTCTCCTCGTCGGAGATCATCAACCACATCTTCCAGCCGAACAAGATGAAGTCCAACGTCATGGAGTTCGCGATGGAGGAGTTGTGCTCGATGGTCGGGGTGGAGAACACCTCGTCCATGTACGAGAACCCCTTCTCGTTCATGGAGCAGTTCATGAAGAAGTCCGACAGGCCCTTCAAGGACTTCAAGGACTACCTGGCGCTGAACCAGAAGTCCATGAAGTTCCTGCAGGTCAACATGTTGACGGACACGTACGACGCGGGGTCCCTGGAGGAGAACATCTCCAACATCTACAGGACGAGGTCGAACCCGTCGTACGCCTACGAGAAGAAGTCGGACTCCTGGAGGAAGGACTTGGACTCCTTGAACTTCTTGACCTCCATCTCCCTCAACAGGGACACGATGGACTACATGTCCTCGGAGGTCTCCAAGAACATCTCGAACTCCGACAACAAGTTGATCA